GACATTGCTTCAGTGAAAAACCTTGCTTTAGATTTCAAATCATCTCTTAACCGATTCACCAAACCAGTTAAACTATCAACCATCACTTGATACATACTTGTATCTTGCTCTACATACCCCATTACTGGAATATTCCACTCTATCAACTCTTTTAAATGAGCATCCCACGCAGCATTGTCAACTTTAACTGTTGCAGTGTCTATTAACTCGTCTTTGAATGAATTCATGACATCATCAATCTCGTCCAGAATATCCTCTGGAGTCATAGATTTCAACAAACGATATCTTTGTTCTAAAAGCATTAGAACAGCAATTAACACTAATCTTTCATCTGATTCATAGTATAATGGAGGAACAAACTCTAAATCATCATCATCCTCTTCATAATACTCTTCAATCAGTTGATTCTGTTTCACCATCGTTAATTACTTCTCCATCTAACTCTTCAACATCAGCTTCCTCAAGGTAATTAGTGTCTAAATCTTCTTCACCAGTCAGGAAATCAATATAAACACTACCTTTCTCATAACCATGCCTTTCCAATTCAGGATTAATCAAATCCCTTTCCAACCATTCTTTAAGGAATTCCTGAGCAAATTGAATAAATAAAACATGACCTGTTTGTGGGTCAGTTAACTGCACCTGAGCTGTACTTCTATTTGAAGACTCGCTTGAGTATAATGACTCAGGAGTCATCAACCCTTCAAATAAAAGACTCTTCAATGATTTTATGTACTCCTCAATCTTCGGCAGTACATTATCACCAACCACATCTAACTCAATCCCATAAGGAATCGTGATTACTCCTTTTTTATGATAATTAGATAACTCATCAGCAATATCATCCCTAACCTGCTTAGACATCTTAGTTTCTTTACGAGATTCATTACCAATAGTCGCAACCATCACATTCGCAGACTTAAACACAATAGATGGCATCATACGAGTTAAAGAATCAATATAATAACTGATATCAATCACATTACGAACCAAAGACACACCATTACCATCAATCTCAATTAATTTAGGATTACTCATTTCATCCACTTCAAAATCAACAGTAATAATATCCTGTTCCTGATAATCCTCCCAAAAATCAGTTCCTTTCCATTTCTTCAAAGCAGATTTACGAACAACCAACTGTTTATAACCCTCTAATTGTCCGAATTCATCATAATACTTCTTCATTAAAGCCTTCTCACCATCAAAAGCCAACAATCTCAAATCATGATGATTATCAACAACAATCTTCTCATAGAAACATTCACCATCAACAATGGTTTTCCATAAACATTCGTAAGCTTTACCTTTCAAACGCCATACTTCATCCATCTCAACAATATGATCCACAGCTTCCTGATTATCGCCCTTAATCACAAAAGAAGAAATAGTTTTCATTATCAAGTTATTGATAATACCATAGGTTGTGGGGAAATTCGCAGCTTTCCTGCAATTTTTAATGGTGGGTTTAATTTTTGGTGGTGCATATCTAACCCAATCTTCACTTCTTTTATCCTGAACAGTAGTTGTAATATCATCATTACCAACATTAAAGACAGTATTGGGTTCAACATTCTTTAACTTAACTTCTGTTCTTCTAAATCTATCAATAAAACTCATTAGTAAATATACACCTCATCTAAATCCAATGAAACACTTGGACTATAATTACTTAAACTACCTCTCACACCATAACAGTTATAACACAAAGCATCGACTGCGTGGTCGTTCTCCTTCAAAGGCTTGTCGAGAATGTTCCCTAAACGGTCTTTCATCCACTGATACTCAGGTAACTCACGAATCAAGTTCTCACACTTCTCAGAAACATGAATCTTAGTTGCACGAGTAGTTTCAATCTTCGCATTAACATCCTTAACTGAAGGTTGTGTGAACAAACCATGCTGATTAAACACTTCAATACGGTCAGGAGAAGCAGCATCAGCATAAACACAATCAATATCATCAAAACCTAAACCATTCTCAGCCAACAAAACCTGAATCTTTGATAAAAACTCCTCATTAGTCAACTCAGGTTCATAAACCTCACCAAGAACATAACACTCATCATCATACCAACCGCAAAGCAAGAAACAAGATGGCACATTCCAACCAAAATCCACACCTGCAGTGTAATAATTGAAATAACTCCTATTAACACCAACACTCCAATTATTAGTGAAAATCTGTTTAGAACCAACAATCCATTCACCAAGAGTATGTGTCTTATACTTCTCAGGATCAAGTTCTTTTAAAGAATCATAATACTTCCGAGCATCCTCAGACAAATAAGGATTTTCTTGATAACTAAAATGAACAACCTTATAATCAGGGTCATTAGCCTTAATAATATAAAACCTCTGATACAACCAATGACTTTTAGATTCGGGTTGCACAACACTTAAAATCTGACCATAATGTTCTGCCTGAACTTCACCACGCACCCTCAAGGTTAATTCATCATAGGAGTCTTTACTGATTTCCTCACACTGCTCAATGTAAATATAATCCATATTTAGACTTCTAATCTTTTTTGGGTCATCCAATGGAATAAAAGAGAATGTAGAGCCATTACTTAAAGTAATAACGCCATCAGACTTATTTTCTTGATAATCAATATTATACTGGTCAAGTAACTTCCTAATTTCTAACCAAGCAGTTTTCTTCAAAGAAGGTAATGTTTGACGAAACACACCTATACGGGCTTTAGGAAACTCTAAAGCATAAAGCATCACTTTAATACAAGCATAAAGTGTTTTACCACTTCCTGCACTTCCCAAGATAACAAGATGCCTTGTCTTGTCATCAATATGCTCCATCTGTTTATCCGTTAAAACTAACTGCAAAACTACACTCCTTTATAGTCCCATTCGGAATCGAACCGAAGTCACCAGTTCCAAAGACTGGTGTGATTGCCACTACACTATGGGACTAATCATCTTCTTCTTTCTTAACTTCTGAATACTTCACCAACTCAATCTTCTGTGTATTATCAACTTTAACTTCACTTCTCTCAGTCTTCTCCCAACGCTTAGGAAACTTCCTTGCCAACATCCACTGAGCAATACCAACATTCCCTTGCTCAATAGACTCATGCAAAGCACCAACCAAATCCGTTTCAGACTCAGACTTAGCACGTTCTATCTTCTCATAATACTCATCATAAGGACTAATACCCTTCTTACCTTTAGCCATCCAAGACAAATGAGTCTGATAATTAATCCCCGCACTAATAACAGCCTGTTTCACATAATTACCTTGCTTAATCAAACGAATAATCTTATTAACCTTCCGACCATCCATCTTAGAAGGATTCCCTTTACGCCTCTTACCAGTCTTACGAGAAACACCCGGTTCATCATGACGAACCTTCTCACCATTCTCATCAACATCAACATCTAATGTTTTAGAATAACCAACAGCCATTTATAAAAACCCTCCAACAAACAAAGCCAGTACATCAAAAACAATAACAATCAAAATACCAGTAACAATATACCATAACCTCTCATCAAGCTTCGCAAGGTCACCACGAATCAGAGCATCATTCTCCTTACGCTCATTAATCTCAATCCTCTGATTTTCAACTAACTGCTCTTGATACTTAACCACTTGACCATTCGTAATATCCTTAATCCCTAACCTTGTCTTAATATCAGTTAGATCCGCTTGTATTTTATCCAATCTGTCTTCGTGTTTATCAATCATGTCCTCATGAGCTTCAAGAATCTTATCCAAAACTATGCACCTTCATCCTCAACTTCTGACTCTTGAACAACAGAATATTCAGGATTCACCGCATCCTCCTCGTTAATTGGACAGGTACACACTTCAGAATCTTTCACAACACCATAACCTGGTTTAGTGAATATTTTTGATAAATACCTTTCATTCAAATACATGAACAGTAATACAACAACATATGATACTACACCGACCATTGCACTACCAGTCACTGCATCCATACCGGATGATGACAACACAGGCAATATGATGAAACCTAAGACGGTGGTTAAATTTGCTTTAAAATCATAATCTACATCAACCATTATTCTTGAAACTCCTTTTTATTTGAAAACAAAAATCAAAATTTTTTTTAGGTAAAACTAAATATTTTCCAATACTCGCATAGAGGATGTTTTATTAGTATTGGAGGATTATTTGCTTGTATTAAGGCTGAAATCGGCAGAATTAAAAAATCGAAGTGCCTAAATGTGAACTAAATTTCCATCACATTCACGAAAAAACCAACCGCTTTTCACAAAAATCTTACACTTTTTGACCGAAATCTATCACTTTTTACAATACATCTATCACTTTTAGTATGCAATCAACTACATATCGAACAGTCAAAAACAATGCAGAAAGCTTATTTTATCAAACCAAGACAAAAAACGATATGAACCATATTGTCTGTCAAAGAATTCTCTGAAAAACAAGACCCCCCTATACCCCCCTACAGAGTATATTGGAGAAAAAATAAAAACGAAATATACTTGATATTTATATTTGTAACTCATTGTATAAATACACAAAACACACAAGTACAAAAAATTATATTTGATGCCAACCTAAAAAGGCAAAAAATAAAAAACAGTTACTAACAGTTCACAAACAGTTCTACAAACAGTTAAGAACAGTTACAAACAGTTACAAACAGTTAAGAACAGTTATAAACAGTTATAAACAGTTATATTTGAGTTGTTGTTGACTATGATAAAACAACCCTGCCACGAACACACACCATACACAGTACACAGAAACCCCCCTCAAAAACTAAAAAAATTTTCACGAGGTGCAAATTCACTGCTTTTTCAATTTCTCGGGATCTCTTAAAAATTAAGATCCAACAACCAACAACCTGGCGAACTTCAACAATACAGTATATTATTTGAATATACATTGCTTTTTAACATTAGATTTAATTTTATTTTAGCTGATGGTGATGGTGATGGTGATGGTGATGGTGATAGTGATGGTGATGGTGATGGTGATAGTGATGGTGATG